CTTTACATTTATTAAGAACAGACTATAAGTTTAATTACCCAATTGGGTCAGACTATTTAATTTATGTCCAGGAGAAAAATGACAAATAAAGAAATGTTCGATGAAGCAAAAGAAGCTGACGAAAAACAAATTGGAGGATCCCACTATCAATCATTTATTATTCAACCGTGGACTTTTATAAGAAAGAATGGTCTTAATCCATTTCAAGCAAATGTAATTAAATATGTATGTAGATACTTATTTAAGGGTAAAACAATTGAAGATATAAATAAGATTATTCATTACTGTGAGTTAGAGAAACAACATTTAAAAGATGAAAAAAAAAATAAATTGTATTAAGTGTAATAAAGATGCAGTTATTATTGAAAATAAAATTTACTTTTGTGGTTCTTGTGCTGTTGAGCAGTTTATTGATGGGGTGCATAAAAGACTACGATCTAAACCCAACAACAACAGTAATCAGAATGCTGTTGAAAGGAAACAACAATGAGTAATGGATTACAATTAACACTTACTTTTAAAAAATCGATGTGGAATACACCAAGTGAGTTTAAGGATCTATCGGCTGCAACTGAAATTGCAATTGACTTAGAGACTAGGGACGATGGTATTAATGAAAAGCTTGGAGCGGGTTGGGCTATAGGTAAAGGAGAGATTGTAGGTTTTGCAGTAGCCGTTGATGGTTGGCAAGGATACTTTCCATTTGGACATTTAGGGGGTGGTAACTTAATACCTGAACAAGTAAAAAAATATATGAAGGATGTGTGTGCACTTCCTTGTGCTAAAGTATTTCATAATGCTCAGTATGATGTCGGTTGGTTAGAAGCATCAGGGATCACGGTCAACGGACCAATAGTAGATACAATGATTGCTGCAGCATTAATAGATGAGAATAGATTTAGTTATTCATTAAATGCATTGTCAGTAGATTATCTTGGAGAAATAAAAGCAGAAACAGAATTAAGAGAAGCTGCCGCAGCACATGGTATAGATCCTAAAGCAGAGATGTGGAAGTTACCTGCAGAACATGTTGGTTACTATGCAGAGCAAGATGCAGTGCTAACACTAAAGTTATGGCAAAGATTTAAACAAGAGATAAGAACACAGAGTTTAGAAACGGTGTGGGAGTTAGAACAACAACTAATCCCGGTGTTGATAAAAATGCGTCAACGAGGTGTGAGAGTCCAAGTGGAATTAGCTGAAAAATTAAAAACAGAAATGATGAGCCAAGAAAAAGAAATACTGGTGGCCATAAAGAAAGAAACAGGAATAGAAATAGATATTTGGGCACCCCGCCAGATTGCCAAAGCTTTTGACAAAAAGAAACTAGACTATCCAAGAACTGAAAAAACAAACGAACCTTCCTTTACACAAAATTGGTTGATAAATAATAAGAACAAAATAGCACAACTTATTGTTAGTGCAAGAGAGATTAATAAATTTCATAGCACATTCTTATCTTCTATCTTAAGGTACCAAGTCAAAGGTAGAATTCATGGAGAGATACAACAACTTAGATCCGATCTTGGAGGGACTGTATCAGGTAGACTATCTATGAGTAACCCTAATTTACAGCAAGTGCCAGCCAGGAACAAGGATCTTGGTCCTAAGATTAGGTCTCTATTTATACCAGAAGACGGCTATCAATGGGGCTCATTTGATTACTCGCAACAAGAACCACGAATGACGGTTCACTATGCAGCTTCTATTGGAGACAATGGTTATGAAGGTGCAAAAGAATTAGTAGAGGCATATAAAAATGATGATGCAGACTTTCACCAAACGGTTGCCGACCTTGTTGGTATTGAAAGAACTCAAGCAAAAACTATTGGCCTGGGTATTATGTATGGAATGGGTAAGAATAAATTAGCATTATCTTTAGGGGTTACTAAAGATGAAGCTGATCAATTAATTATTAAATATAATAAAAAGGTTCCGTTCATTAAAAAATTATCAGATAGATGTAAAGTTGCAGCAGATGAAAAAGGAATTATTAGAACTAAAAAAGGTAGGAAGTGTAGATTTGACAAATGGGAGACAAGAGATTTTGGTCTTCACCAAGCAGAAAAATATGAAGACGCTGTTGCGAAATATGGTAGAAATAATATTAAGAGAGCATTTACTTACAAGGCTTTGAATAGATTAATTCAAGGATCTTCAGCAGATCAAACTAAACAATCAATGTTAGATTGTTATAATGCAGGGCATTTACCTATGTTACAAATTCATGATGAACTTTGTTTTAATATTAAAGATATTGCTCATGCAAATGATATTAAAAAAATAATGGAAGAGTCAATTGATTTTAAGGTTAAGTCTGTAGTAGATGTAGGACTTGGAAAGAGTTGGGGTGATGCAAAATAGAAATATGGAACATAACAATAATGATCTTATAGCTTATGCTGCAGGATTATTTGATGGAGAAGGAAGTATTAATTATGCAAAATATAAATGCAACAAACCAAACGGTAAGACTTATTTAAAATGGAATGTTGCAATGGAAATTGCAATGACAGATTTAAATTGTATTAAAAATTTTTATGATATTGTTGGAGTTGGAAGTATTCACTTCAAAGGTATTGGTAAGGGGTCTTTAGGTAGAAAGGATCAGTGGAGATGGAGATGTTCTCATCAAAAAGCATTGTACTTAGCAAAATTATTTTTACCTTATAGTACAGTTAAAAGACCTAAATTATTACAAATAATAAATCACTATGAGTTTGTTGAGCCGAAAGAATCCCTAGGAAAAAAGTTTGATTTTGTAAAACCTAAAAAAACTTAACCTGTTGCAGCTAAATTTTCTTGAACATCCTGGTACTTTAATTGATTTCTAAGAGATTTAATTTCACTCTCAGTTGCCAACATTTCAGTAGTACAACCACCATGGGTCATTAGACTAGCTGTCCATTGATGCTCTTTGTGTTGAAGCTTTTTTATTAGCTCCACTTTTTCTTTACTTAACATTTACGATCTCCTCGTATGTTACGTGAAGTTTGGAGTTGCCGGTGAAACCATCTTTAATAACTTCAACGGTGCCATCCTCCACTTGTTGAGACACCTTAAGTATCGCTTCTTTACAATCGTTTGCTTCAACTACTTGGTCTAACTGCAAACCTCCCATGTATGCTTTGATACGATAAGCTGTCATAGGATATTATAAGATATTTTGAACGAATGGTCAATATTGTAGCCTTTATTATCAATAGCTATGCAATGTACGTCATAAGAGGCCATAGAGCCCTCTATTTCTTTGATTTGGTCTTTCACACGTATTCCTATCTGTTTAGATTTAAAACGACATCCTGAACCATCTATGAGGTTATTTACCATATATTGATTGCACTTTGTACTCTGATCTGGTGTAGATAAACATATAGTACCTAATAATATAAATTTTAGAATCATTCTAAACTGTATTAATACCTTGGCACACAAATCGTGGACCAAGATGATACTTCTCTATATCCTCTGGTGACAAAAATTCAATAACTTTTTTTGTTTTATCTAATCCTGTAATTGTACACTCTCTCCAGGTATCAAATGTTTTAGGGTATTGAGTATCGGGTAAACAACTACCATCAATAAAAGAACAGACTGTATATATTAAAATAAATTTCATAATTTATTTGACACTTGATTATATCCCATGTAATTAAGATAACATATGAATAACAACATAACAATAGGAGCAGTATGAGTACTGAGATGTATAGAGATATAGTTAAGGAAGCGAACAAAGGTATTGAAGCTTTAGGTAAAGAAGTAGTTCAACTTAGAGCAGAAAATAAAGAACTAAGAAGGCTTATAGGTTTAGGTATAACTTATGAAGAGCCATTAATATTAACTAAAGACATGGAGGTTACCGATGGATCCAAATAGATGGAAATCAGTTGCAGTTAAAAAAGAAGATTACTCACTATTAAAAAAAATATGTGAAGATAAGTTTAGAGCTCCAGGAGCTATGATATCTAAGCTTATACATAATCATATTGAGTATGAAGCTAAGAAACAAAAAATATCACCAGAAACTTTAAAGAAAAAATTGTTAAACGGAGATGGTAATGATGACAGAAAACGATTTAAAAAGAGTTGATACAAGAATCAAAGCTAAGGAATTGTTTACTATAGAACTTGATCATTCTAATAACACGCTTACATTTATAGTGAATGGTAAAGTAATGAATATAGTAAAAACATTTAAAGCAGAAGCCTTGTTTGAAAGAATGTTAAAGATTGCAAAATTTAAATTCTTAAAGATGAGGGACGAAAAAAGAAAAGAG